TCTACACACCAAGACTCACCTTCAAATTTATCTGCGTCTTTATATGCGGTAGGGCCTACTTTTAAAACATAGGCAACTACTGTAGCTAAAGACTCTCGATCTAAAGTTGATGTGGTTAAGTGTATTCCACCTTCGGTAACGCCTTTACCTTTGTAAGGTAAAACCAATATACGCCAGCCAGTGGGATTAGGCATTCTTTCTAGTAATGATTTATCTAGCAAAGTAGGATCTAAAACTCTGTCTTCAGTATTGACATAAGCTTTATCTACATCTGATCTTGCTGCATCTTCTCGCTCTTTTTTTATTTCGTCTGCGATGTGGTTTGGAACTGCTAGTTCGGTCATCGATTAATCCTCTTCTTGCAACACTTCTCTTATTTCTGATTCCATGGAGCGAAGTGCTGTTAACTCTCCAATGTGAAATCTATAATCTTCAACAGATTGTATATTACCTGACCCCAATGTTTCAAGGATATCTTCTTGTCTTTGTCTAATTTTTTTTAATAGCCATTCGGCTAAATTGAGATCTTCTGCCATTAATTGTTAAGAGTATTTAGTTTTTTTCCTTCTACCTGACATTACCTTACCACAGCCTTTGTGATATTTTTGTATTAACTTTCCATCTTTAGCAAAAGTTTTTACATTAGTAGGTTTGCCACCAGGATTACCTGCTGCTCGTTTTCTTTTAACGGCACTACTTCTTTGTGCAGCTGTCATGCTTTTAGCTTTAGCTCGTGGTACACATTTTGGATATTTTCTTTTTGAACCTTTTACTTTAGCTCGACCACACTTTTGAAACTTACCTTTTTTCTTTGGTGCGCCAATATCTACCCAATCGCCTTTGGGTCCTTTGCCAAACCATTCTGTTAATCCACCTTGAGGTTTAGCCATTAGGAACTACGGTACCCACCGCCACGTTTTTTATAAGTTCTAACTAGCCAAGCATTAGCATACGCTGAAGGGTAAACTTTAAATTTACGTTTAGCTTCTGCTTTTACTCTAGCGTATAACGCTGGATTAGTTGGCGTAGAGCCACTCTTCTTTTTCGCCTTACCACCTTTTTTTAATTTTAAAGCACTTAAAGATTTAGCTTGGCCAGCGTGAGTTTTGCTGGCTTTTCTTAAACCTTTAACAACTTTTCTTATAGTTTTTTTGTTTCTAGTATTTGTAGTCATTTAACACTTCCATCTTTTTCTTGCTTGTCTTAATCTTGAATTAGGATTCTTAGCTGCTTTAGGAAACTTCTTCATTTGTCCAGCTGATCTAGCACAAAATGATTTACGTCTCTTAGCAGCTTTGCTACCCTTCTTCACTTTGCCAGTTACGGCAGTTTTTAATTTAGAGCCGGGGTTTAATTTTCTATATTTTTTAACTCCGGCTGCAGTCATACCTGCGCCTTTTTTAGTAGGTCTAAAAT